GCGGCTTGTAAATGGGGCGGTCTAATTCAAGGTCATGCGCTATCTGTAAAACAGAACCATCAGGACGCACCAGTGATTCGACGTAACGTCCGGTGATGTTTCCCTTTGTGCCGGTTCCGCCACCCTTTTGTTTCACCATAACTTCGACTATTTCTGAGATGGAGCCACCTTCAACTACCAGCCATATTGAGTTGGCTGGAATAGCCGTCAATGGATCATCATATTTGGTGTCGTTCTCACCGATATTCAGGTCGGTCACGCCCGCCAGTTGCGCTACCTTTGCAAAAATCGCGCCGGTACTGCCCGTTGCTGGGTTCTCAAGTGATCGATTGCGACGCTGACGGAACTGCTCGGGAGTTTCTTCATCTCGACCGACCACCACCGCAACGTCTGAGGTTATGCTCAGAACGCCCAACTCTGGCGTCATCTGCGTAAAGGTGTCAGAGACGAGGCCTGTCACCTTCCCGAAATTCTGAGCAAAGAAAGTTACTGTCGTCGTGCCGGCGGGAATGGTTACGTCTTGCCTGACGAACCATACCTGATTGGCCTGGTCGCGAATTTTATAGCCGCTATACAAAAGAACCGGCCTGTCGGTGACAACTTTAAGGTCACGTTGAGAGCGCGATCCGGGGCGAAGGTAGAGGCCGTGCAACTTAGCGATAATTTGCTGCATGTCACCAGTGTTGAAATCCGGGTCCATTTGCGAATACAGCCATTGCAATGCCGCTTCAATGTCTGTCCTGGCCTGCGCCTCAACCGACACACGCTGGCCGTCTGGTGATTCCTGGTCTAAATCTACGTCCTGACCGTAAATCCCCTTATATGCTTCGCTCAGGCTCTGGAATATGTCTCTGAAACTGTCAATCTGTAGCCCGCTGTTATCAAACTGTAGTGCCATCTTTCTGTGCTCCACTTACCGGGAATAGGACTGACTGTTCATCAAATACAGTTTGAATGCGCAGCTCGACCACCTGTTTCCTTGTCTTTTTATTAACTGTCATCGAGAGTTCGACTATTCGCATCACGCCATCTGTGGCTAAAACAACCCGTTCTATTTCTCTCAACGTTTCCTGCTCGGTGTTTTTTTCCGACATCAGGTTAATCCAGTCGATGTTGTCATCCATGTTGAGGGGGTTGTCATTCTTGAATGAACGCACGCGACATTTAGCTTTCTGCGTAATAGCAGTGCTGCCGGTGATGTAGTTTTTTCGGCCACGACCAAACGTCCAGTCATCGTCTTTATCCAGCGCTGATACGATCATGCGATCCTCGTAATAATGCCGTTAGTTACTGTGATTGTTTTGCCGTCGTCACTTCTGAACGAACCCGACACACCACTCTGGCCTGATGTCTCCAGCGAGCCGTATTTAAGCTGACCAAGAACCTCGCACTCTTCCAGCGTGGTCTTGCCTTCTGACTGATTAAAGTCTCCTGTCAGATACATCGACCCATCATGATCGGTATCCGCCATCATGAGTCGTCTCACTTTGGGAATGCTGATAGCTGCGGCCTGCGGGTTAATGCCGCACAACGCAAAACCGTCTGAATAGTCGTGCATGCGCATTTCGAGAGGAGGAACGAAATCACTACCTGCATACCAGGCGTCGTAGCAGCGCTCAGAGATAAGCACTAAGCAGTAATCACCTATTGCAATTGGCTCAGCAATATAACTTCCACCACCCTGAATAATTACAGGAGGCAACTCGATGAATTCTGGCAATTGACGTGAATCACCTTCTACAACCCTGTTTATTACAGGCATACAACCAATTGTTGTATCGTTTACAGACGTTATCTTTGCGACGACAATAGTATGAACATCGGCCAGCGCGAAATTCACCCCCTGTCCGATAGTGTCGTGAAGTTCTTCAATCATGTTTATCTCTGGAATTTTAAATGAAGAAATTAATTCTTATCACCGGTTTATTACTGACCACGAGTGCTTACGCTGGACCGCTGGCTGATGCTGCAAAGGCGAAGTTTGAAAGCGAAATGCTTCAGGCCATTGAGGCTACTAATGTCAATCAGAAGAAAATAAATGACGCCATGTCGCAAATTCCCGATATGGAAAGGCAAATGAGAGTATTTGTCAGGCAAGGACTGAAAGAGAAGAAATCATGCTTAAAAATAAAGCGTGATTTCATCAAGGAGCAAAAGGAATTAATAGCCAGTGAAGACCATCCCAATAAAGAACTTGTTGAATCATTTCTTTCAGCTGGCGGCGATTATGTCGCGACCGTTTGTCTTGATATGAAGTAATTAGCTTACAACCTTGTAATTACCGGCCGGTCTGGCTGTTACTTTCTGACTCCACGCCGCGCCGGTGTACTGCCCGCTGGTCTCAATCTGATAGATTTTATAAACGCCATTCAACGCAGGGTTAGTGTTGCTCTCCATTGCGCACAGTCCGCCTATTCTAAGCATCGGATTTAGTTTTGTGTCGAACACGATCTGGCCTTTGACCTGAGAGGGCAAAGTACTGGAGTCGACATCGTCTTTGCCCGTGCCTCCGGGATCGGTGTTAGGACTATTGGTACTTGCAGGCTTCTGGCTTCCGTCTGCCTGTGCGCTGCCCTTCGTTGATTGAGGGGTGTTTAGCAGGCCGCTGCGGGCATTAACCACAGGAATATTGCCGGAGGTTACCTCGTCATCCTTCAGGATGTGAATGCGCTCATCTTTAATGAAAAAGCTCTCATCCGGCGCTAGCATGTCGGTGAGGATTTTACTTGAGCTTCCAACCAACACTTTTGGTCTTATCAGCTGCTGCTGACTTGTCACCGACCCCTTCTTGGTATTGGGCATGTCCAACAAAACAGAATCAACCACCTGCTCTTTGCCGCGCACCGTTCGCGACGTGAACGAATTTATATAGTCATGTCCGCCATCCTCACACTCAAGGATGACAACATGTATCGGCCCTTCACGACTTACGGTGCCGCTTTTTACCGATCCCTGAAATACCTGTCGCAGTTTGCCGTCATAACCCACCTCTAGCCTTACCGGAATGTATTTTTTATCATCTTCCGATTTGACCATTTGCAGACGAGTGGATTGCTTTAGGCCATTAATTGAAACAGATAGCTTGCCGAGAGATTTTTTATCCACCGTCTCAAGCGCTTTAAATGAGACTGTCATCGGCGGCTCGATAATGACTGCCTGATTACCAATGCCCACGGTCAGCCGATAATCACGATAAAATGTTTCCATTACGGCACGTCTCCCCCGCGCATTTCAATCATCTCATCTGGTGTGACCATATAAAGCTCACAACGCCCGCTGGTGAAATCGTCAGCCCTGTACGGGTCAATGCCTGAGTTGTCTGTGCACAACAGCGCGATATCGAACGGCCAGTTCTTGTGGCGAAAGTGAATCGCTCCCAGCGACAGCTTTACGCCATCAATGAAATCACCCTGGTATTCCACCCTCATCTTCCACATTTCAACCGTCGGCAAGTGACGCAGAATAACGACTGCCTCGCCGCGATCAAACAGCAGGACATGACGCTGAATGGGCTCATCAGTCACATTGGAAATCTTATCCATAATTATTTACCGAAAATGGCATCAGTCACTGCTTTCAGTGTCGACTTTGACTTACTTGCACCTGAGCTGGTTTTGGAATTATCTGCCGGAGTTTGCGATCCCTTGTTCGCCACGCCTGCGGTCTTGGATTTCGCTGCGGCCGAGGGTGATTTGAATTGCTGCTCGATAGCAGTTGTGGTCAGCTGTGTGAAATTGACCTTCGTGAACCCCGCTTCAAACTTCGTTTCCAGAGTCTGATTATCAGTTGATATAACCAGGCTGCTGAGCGCCATGTTTTCATGCGTCCTGTAGTCAACCTCTACTGAGATAAGCTGCTTACCGTAGTAAACCGCCTCAATGAAGTCGAGGAACTGCTCACGTATACCTTTGGCGCCTCCTGCAACCGGATTACCAACCAGACCAAAGAGATCGGCACCCTTATCAGCCAGGCGCTTGGCCTCCAGTATCTTCTGTTCAGCCCGGTCAGCTATCTCGTTAATCTTCTGCAGCTGCTGCTGAGTTTTAGATGGGATGTACTCGATCACCTCGCCATATCTGGAGTAGTCAGGCAGCAAGCTAAGCGAAGAGTTTGGCTTTGCATCAGCGTACACATCTGAAACCGAGCCGCTGATTTTCACCGCTATTGGTCCGATAATGATGTCGTCAGAAGCGATGCTGCCATCTTCCAACACATCAACCGGCACCTGCGATGGATAGGTGGTTGAGTCGCCGACACGGGCGAACATAGAGAATCCGCCAATCCCGACCTTTTTTACCGTTGCCTTACCCGAATCCTGTGCCTTCGTGAAACCATCAAGGATACTCATTACCTGCCACCCCTTGAAAACATCCGGTTAGCATCACGCATGCCCTCCTGCAAACCGTTTGCAGCAGTGTTGCCAGCAACCACAGGGTCTGATGTGTTGATGTGCATGGTGTTACTCTGACTAACACTGACATTGCTTACAGGACCGCCCGGCGCATAGGCGAGATTGCCGTTTAATCCTGGATTTCCATATGGAATGCCGTTGTTGCCTGCATAGCCACCGCTCGAAGCAGCATCAGCACTATATCCAACGCCAACCACAGGAGCCTGCTTCTCTTCGTCATCGCCAAAACCAAGGAATGACTTAGCAGAGCTCCAGGCGCTAGATGCGGCATTGCTGATTACATCACCGATATAGTTTCCAAGACCGGCAAAGATGTTTTTGGCCCAGTCAATGAAGGCGATGAATGGCTTTTTCAGGTGCTCGACGGTGTTGTCGAAGATGCCGACCACATCATCCCATGCCCCCTGAAAATCTCCGGTCAGAAGCTTCCACAGCGCGGAGAACATGAGCTTTATGTTTTCAACGCCGACCTTGAATGAGTCGATGATGAAATCAAC